GATATAGTAAACGGAAAAGAATTACTTTCGTTTAGTGAACGAATGAAGCAAGGAGCATTTGAAGAATTAAAACCAATTGAAAACAAGGATGGCGAAATGACTATGCCATTTTAAATAAAGAAATATGAAAACGGTTAATAGTTTAAGCGGTGGTAAAACATCGAGTTATATAGCAGCAAATTACCCAGCTGATTATAACGTCTTTGCGTTGGTTCGTACAAGTGATAAAAATTGTTTGTTTCCTGATGCTAAAATTCGACAAATAGTAAGCGACAAAATTCAACGTGAATTTATAGGAACGCTTGAAGAAGATGCTATAATATACACTATGCTCGATTTAGAACAATATTTAGGAAAAGAAATAGTTTGGTTAAGCGAAAAAACATTTGACGAGGTTATAAGTAATTATAAAATGGCAAACGGTAAAAATTATTTACCCAACCAAGTTACACGTTTTTGCACCGTAGACATGAAGATTAAACCAATTGCACAATGGTGCTATGAAAATACGGAATTACCCGTAAAAATGAGAATAGGGTTTAGAGCAAACGAATTAAGCCGTGCAAATAGAATGATTGAAAGACAAATAAACGGAGTAGAAAACTTTAAATTTAAGGTAGGAAATAAAAACGGTCGAAATAAATGGAAAGAATTACCGTATAGAATAACGGAATTTCCTTTAATTAAAGATGCTATTTTTAAAGACACTATTGAAAACTTTTGGAAGGACAAGCCCGTTAGGTTTGCATATCAAAATAACTGCGTAGGGTGCTTTCATCGTAGCGAATTAATGCTTAAACATATGAGTAACAAAGCCGAAAAACAGTTTAATTGGTTTATTGAAATGGAGCGAAAAAACGGATGTACTTTTAAAAACGGTATTACATACGAAAAAATAAAAAATTATAGAACGCAATTAGAATTATTTGACAATGATTTTAACGATTGCGATAGTGGATATTGTGGACTTTAAATAAAGAAATATGTTAGAAATGATAAAAAGAAAAGCGGGTTTAAACTTAGTATATTGGAAAATAAACAACACGCTGGAGGAAATAAAGCAAAAAAGACCCGACCGTAAAGAACTAATTTCTTCAATGGAAAAGAGTTTAACCGAAGTAGGCGAAGCGGTGCAATACTTAAACCACGTGGATAAAATGCTGATGGCTACGAATAGACGAAACCACGAATTAGAACTTGAAAACATAAAGCTAAAACAAGAGAATAAAAGCTTAAAAATAAATGTAGAAAAATTAATAGAAGGTTTATGAAAGCACGAAAATGTAAGTACTGTAAACAACCCTTTGAACCGTCCGTGTTTCTGCAAAAAAATTGCTTTGACCCTAACTGCGTAACTGAATGGATAAACGACGTAAAACAAAAGAACTGGCAAAAGAAAAAAGCGAAGTTAAAAGCTGATCTAATGACGGTCCAGGATTACATAAAATTAGCGCAGCAAGTATTTAACAAATATATTCGTTTACGTGATGAAGGGAACGTTTGTATTTCGTGCCAAAAAAAGCCGTTAAAAGAAAACGCTGGACACTTTTACAACGCTAATAATCATTGGTCCGTACGTTTTGACGAACGCAACGTACATTTACAATGTGAACACTGCAATACTTTTCTTTCGGGTAACTTAATTTACTACCGTGAAAACCTATTGAAGAAAATAGGAATAGAAGAATTTGAGAATTTAAGCGCTGAAGCTATGAAAACACGAAAGTTCACGATCGAAGAACTAAAAGAAATTATAGCTACGTATAAAAAAAAATGTAAGGAATTAGAACTACATTAAAAAATTATATTAATTTTGAAACAATTAAACAAATAAGTATGGAAATTAAATTAAAATGGATTTACCCAACTAAGGTAAAAAACAAGTACGGTTACGTTTACAATTATTTTTACGTTCGTAGAAATAGGCAGTATCTTTATTCAAGTCAAAGGTTAGAAGATGCGCAAGACTTTGTAATTCGATACGCTGAAAAAAACAACATTAAAAACATTTACAAATGATTACAAACTTTAAAGAACACACCAGCGAATTAACCGCTGAAGAAATGCAAATTTTGCATTTAGTAGTAAACGGATTTAGACACTACAAAAAGACGAACCCGATAAAAGCGGAGTGAATAGTTACTCGAATGAATGTATTTCTACAAGAAAACGGATATAAAATAAGGCTAACGCAACCCCGTTTACGAAAGTTAGTAAATTATATTCGTACAAATGGCTTAATTCCGTTAATAGCGACGTCACACGGGTATTTTACAAGCGATTGTAAGCAAACTATACTTGAACAAATAACAAGCCTTCAGGAACGCGCAAATTCAATTGAGAATGCGGTGCAAGGATTAAAGAAATTTTTATGAAAGTAACGGATAAAATAGAAATAACTAACGAGGATAACATGGAGCTAATGGCTCGATATCCTGACAAGTATTTTGATTTGGCTATTGTTGATCCGCCTTATGGATTAGATAAAAAATTAAGTTCAGGTGGCGGAAAAATGAAAAATTCACCATTTAAAAAACTATATAAAGAATCTAATCAATGGGACGTTTCAATTCCTGAAAAAGAATATTTTGATGAATTATTTAGAATAAGTAAAAATCAAATTATTTGGGGTGCTAATTATTTTTTAAATTATTTAGGTAACACAAGAGGGGTTATTTGTTGGGATAAAAAACAATTTATGCCTACATTTAGTAGAATAGAATTTGCTTGGACATCGTTTGATATGGTTGCAAGATTATATGAAGGTACAAGCACAGATTTAAATAGATTTCACCCAACCCAAAAACCCGTTGCACTTTACAAATGGCTCCTTGACAAATACGCTCAACAAGGAGACAAAATACTTGACACCCACTTAGGCAGTGGCTCAATAGCAATAGCGTGCCATGATTATGGTTTTGAACTAACGGCTTGTGAATTAGATTTAGAATACTACGAAAAGGCGGTTGAACGAATAAATAACCACGTAGCACAATTAAAATTATTTTAAGTATTTTTTTTTAAAACTATTATTATATTAAAAATTAATATTAAATTTGTAGAAATTAAACAAAGTAATTATGAAAAATGTATTTAAAAGTCTGGCAGCGTTCCAGCAAGAAGTAAAAGTAATTCACAAAGCAACACAAGGTTACGGATATTCTTATGCCGATTTACCTAAAATCTTTGAAGAAATAAACCCGTTACTACAAAAACACGGATTAGGATTCACGCAACTAATAAACACTAAAGAAGGAATTAATTATTTAGCAACGGTTGTATTTCATATTGAAAGCGGGGAACAAATAGAAAGTAACTGCATGATCCCGTATGTACAACTAAAAGGGATGAATGATTTTCAAAGCTTCGGTTCGGGCGTTACGTATTTCCGTAGGTATTGTTTAAGTTCAATTTTAGGTTTAGTAACGGACAAAGACACGGACGCTTCAGGTGAACAAGAAAAGCCTAAAAAAGAACCTTTAGACAATAAAAGATTTACCGATGCTTTAAAAGCAATTAACGAAGGTAAAATTACAATTGAAAAGCTAAAAGAGAAATTTCAATTAAGCGAAGTACAAGAAAAAGCATTATTGTTATGAAAGTACGTTGTTCACAAATCGGCAAAATAATGACGAACCCCCGCACAAAGGGGGAACGTCTTTCTCTAACTACTAAAAGCTACATTTTAGAATTAGCAATACAACAGAAATACGGAATACATAAAGAGTTCTGGAGTAGATACACGGACAAAGGTATTGAAGTAGAAGAAGAAGCTATTAAGTTAGTTGAAAATGTTTTAAACGTAGGCTTTATTTACAAGAATGAAGAACGAATAACGAACGAATATATAACTGGCGTACCTGATGTAAACACGGACGTACTGATTGATGTTAAAAGTTCTTGGGATGCGTTTACGTTTTTTGAAAAGGTAGTAGAAGACGAACTAAAAAACAAAGATTATTACTACCAACTTCAGGGATATATGTGGCTAACGGACAAACAAGAGGCTTTATTATGCTATTGTTTAGTAGATACACCTTTGCAAATAGTAGAAGACGAAATAAGAAGGGAACATTGGAAACAAAACGTAATAGGTGAAAGCGACGATATAAGAGCCTTTGTAGAAGATAAACATACATTCGGACATATACCAATGGAAAAGCGTGTTAAAACGCACGTAGTAAAGCGAGACGATGAAGTAATCGAATCTATTAAAACACGAATAGAAGAATGTAGAGAATACTATAACGAAATAACAGAATTAATATGAACCCTGAAGTAAACCAAGAAATACAAGAATTAAAAAAAGATTTAAAAGAATTCAACCAATTAGTAAAAGCTTTACTAACTGTAACTGATGAAGGCGGTACTTTAAACGCTGATTCTTTAATAATTAAAATGTTAAAAGTAAAAATAAATAAAAAGTAAAATGGAAA